GGGCGAGGAAGAGAAATACGAGGGTGAAGCTGAAAACCTCGACAGGTACACGTATACCCAAAAATACGTGCTCGAAGGACAGTCTCGAAAGCGGATCTTTCGGGAGCAGAATATCAGGGCGGCTTCGCCGGAAGATGCGATGAAGCAGGGCCGTGACGCGATGCAAGCAGAGCTTGGGCCACGGTTTGACGATAGCGGTTCACGCTACCGTGCCGATGCCAGCACCGAGAAGGTCGCCAAGCCCCGTGGGAAGGCGTTCGAAGAGGGCGAGGACGACCGCAGGAACGAAGAGGGCAACAACGGCCACGGTGGACCCTCTGGCGGCGACGACGGCACCGAAGGTGAAGGTGAGGGTGACGACGACGGCGGCGACGAGGGCGAGAGCGGGGGTGGCGAGGGTGACGGGGAGAGCGACGGCAAGGGCGGGGATGACGACACGCCAAAGATGCCGACGTGCCCCGAGTGCGGTGAGCCCAAGGGTTCAACCGAAGGTTGCTGCAAGCAAGATCCGCCGAAGGATCTGCCGAAACCGCGAGAGAACATGCGGGACCCGAATTTGCAGCTACTTCGGACAGATGGCGAAGCCCCGTACACCGGAGAGGATGCGGACGAAGCGATCAGAAGCGCCTCCCACAACGAAGTTGTGACGGTGCTTTCGAAGTCTCTGGCGGACGTGGACGATTGGACCCGCAAGGTCGTGGCCCAAGAGAGCCAGGAGATCCGTACCGAGCTTTATGAAGCTCTGACGAAGAGCCATGTGGCCCTAAAGGGCCGGATCGGCAAGGGTGGCGGAAACGGCAAGGGTGCTCCCAGCAAAGCTGAGATCGCCAAGGTTCGCAAGGAAGTCAAGGCGCTCGTGAAGGGCATGGGTGAGCAGAAGCCCGCAGAGATCAACGTGAACGAGATCGCTGATCTGGTGGCCGACAAGCTGAACGCCCCTCGCCGGATCGAAGTCTCCATGAATGGAGAAGTACACAAGATCGAAGGGTGCCCCCACAAGGCTTTCGACGAAGCTCGCGAGTGCTTGGACATGCAGATGCCGTTGTTCCTCGTGGGTCCCGCTGGTAGCGGAAAGGGAATTTTGGCACAGCACTTGGCCGATTCCTACAAGCTACGCTTCGGGTTCCAGTCGTGCTCCGAGGGCATGAGCGAGGGCATGGTGCTTGGGAGAGGCGTTCCGCTGGCTGATCGGTTCCTCTACCTGCAAAGCAGCTTCGTGGATTGCTACGAAAACGGTGGCCTCTTCTTGCTCGACGAAGTTGACGCTGCAAATCCGAACGTGCTTCTCATAATCAATGAGTGCCTGAGCAGCCCGCACTTGAGCATCCCGAACCGCGTGGATAATCCGTATGCCGTTCGCCACGAGGATTTCCACTTCGTTTGTGCCGCTAACACATGGGGCACGGGGCCGAACATGGAGTACGTGGGAAGAAACAGGCTCGACGCCGCTTTTCTCAACCGCTTTGTCGGCTCGACTATTGAGCTTGACTACGATGCGAGGATCGAAGGCGAGATCGCGAAGGCGTGGCTGGGTAAAGAAGCTGCGGGGCCGGTGCTCAAGCGTTTCTGGGGCATCCGCAAGAATCTCGAAGAGATGAACATTAAGCGGGTTTGGAGCACTCGTGGGCTGGACAAAATGTGTACCGCGTTGGCCAGAGGCCACAGCATCGAGAAGGTGCTCAAGGCTCACACGAAGGGCTGGACGCAGGACGAGATGAACAAGGCGGGGGTGGCAGCATGAATATCGTGACGCACAAGCAGGAGGTCGAAAGCTACGGCACCACGGAAACGAGAAAAACGTGGGTCGTGGGCATGGACGTTCACGAGATCCCCGATCTCATGGACCTAAAGGTCCCGGCCAAAAACAAGGCCAAGCGTGCCAACCTAGACAAAAGCTGGATAGGCGAAGGGAGCATCAAGAAGTCATTCTACCTGGGCAGACTCAAGAGTCTGGAATCGCTCGAAAAGCTGCACCACAAGGGCTGGGCTCAAGGCTCCGAGAGAGCCATGGCTTTAGCCACCGGGCTGATGGAGAAGGTCGTCGAGCCCGTGGGCATCCGGAGGCGGATACGCTGGGGTGACGATGGTGACGAGTTCGACCGGGAGCGCATGTTGGACGGGCACCTAGAGACCGCGTGGCGTACATCTGCGAGGGCTCTGGCTGTGGCCACACCGATCATCAACATAGCCGTAGGCTGGGGTGGAAATTGCGACCTAAGCCACGAGCAACTTTTCTGGTCTGGTGCTTCGGCGCTGGCGCTGATTCGGATACTCGAAAACGCTGGCTATCAGACGAGCCTCACGGCCATCTGTGCGAACGACATGCACAGCAACGACGAGCACATCGCGATCTGCGCGAGGATCAAGCAAGCTGGCGAGTACCTGAGATCGGATGCGGTGGCGAGCATCATCTGTCACGGGGCGACGTTCCGGACCTACCTGTTCGCTGGGTACTGCGCGAGCCCCTTCACGATGCCGAGTGGGTTGGGGCATAACTGCAGCGTGGACAGGGTGATTCCTGCCGCTATCGCTTCGGGGATTTTGGAAGTGCCGCAGGTAGTCCTACCCGATTCGTATGACGAGCAAGCCGCGAAGCGTTCAATCGAAAATGCGCTTGAAGAATTACAGGCTGCAAACCTCGCGGCGCTACCGGAGTTGGGACGATGAAAATTCTGAGATTCGGATGGTGGAGAACGTACAGGTTAGTGGGAGCGAGAGGCGTGTTCTATGCGCTGCGAGGAACGTGGAAGAAGGTCCGCGAGGGAGCCCGCGAGCTTGACGGGGCGCGGGGCTTCTTACGCGCTGCGAGGAAAGACTGGTATATGTGGTGGTGCATTGGCATGGCGATCTGGTTCGGCAGCTTTTGGCTCATGGCGCTGGTCGCGGTGTGCGCCATGATCGGCGCGACGACCCGCGAGTGGAGCCAGGATGGCTACAAGAAAATGCTCAATGGCTACGGCACGATGGTCGATCAGCAGCAGCTAATCATCCGAGGATACCAGACCGATGGCATGGTCTCACACCCGAGCGAGAAGGCTGCTCGTGCGAGGCTCAACTAATGGACAAGAAAACACTAACGTGGAAGCGGCTGTTCTGGGAACCAGTAACTCTGGGCACCATCTTCGTGCTGCTCTCTTTGGTTTTCGAATGGCTGACCTAATGGGCGAGAGGCTAGTGACGGCCACAGAATACGGCCCCGAGGCTGTAGATCTTGAGCTTTCCCGCGAGCTATGCGAGAAGGTCCGAGGCCAGGACAAGGCGTGCTTCTACAACGCTTGGTCCGCGCTCCCGTTTGCACCCGAAGGCTCATACTACGTGGAGGGCTACGGGAGCGGGATTCTCGCATCCATGCACGGGTGGATTGAGACCCCCGAAGGGACGATCATCGACCCGACGCCATGCTTCCACGACAAGAACGAGAAACGAGAGTGGAAAACGACCTACTTCCCCGCGAAGCGGTGGACGCTCGTGGAGTTGTGCGCGGACACGGTGGAGATCGGAGAATTGCCGTTCAATAGCGACGAGTTTGGGCAGTCCTTCAAGCTGGTCGAATACCGCGAGGCTTTCAGACGAGCGACCTATCACTCATACGGGCCAGAGGGGGGCGCGATGATGCTGCAGAACCTCAACAAGCACTTCCCCGATGACGAGGGAGCACAATGAGCGAGTGGACGGAGTTCGAAGAGATCCGGTTGTTCGGGATCACCGAAGTGGGCGAGAGGGTGTGGCTCAACAGCCGCTACCAAGTGAGGGTGAACGAGTTTCCCAACGGGATCACGTACCTGTCGATCAAGCGCGTGAAGAAAGAGCACATCCACGACTGGCGCGAGATCCTTCGGATCAAGAACGAGTTGTGTGGTCCGCTTCGTGAGGCGTTGGAGTTGTATCCAGGGACGTTCCGCGTGGTGGACACGTCGAACCAGTACCACCTGTTCGTCATGCCCGAGGGCACGGGGATCAACCTGGGCTTCCTAGAGCCCCACATCGACGACGAGAGCCCCGACGAGTACGTGTTCAACAAGGCGAGACAGCGCCCGCTACCCTCGTGGATGCCCCGCGTAACGCAGGACCCATCGACGCGAGCGCCTTTCGCAACAGGTGAGGATGGCGAGGGTGGTATCGCGCTCACATTCCCCTTGGCCTTTGAGGCTGTAGATGAAGGATGACTTTCCGTGGGATATGTCCGATCCGTTCTGGGACGGTGAGCCGTGGGCTCCCGATCCGGAGGCATGGAAGGGAGAGGATGATCCCGATTCGATCATGGCCAAGTTCATGGGCGGGATGCGCGAAGACCCCTTCTGGTACTGTCTCGACGAGGACAACAAGCCCTTCCCGTGCGACGTGGAGAAGGCGAACGCTTTCATGGGCAACAGGCCCCGGAGGCGGGTGGGGAACACGTACATCTGGCTCCCATGGCCAGCGCAGATCTCGACCGTATTCCTGGCGCTCGACCACAACTGGGGTGAAGGTCCGCCCGTGCTGTTCGAGACCATGATTTTTGGAGGTCCGTTGGATCAGTTTCAATGGAGGTACTGCACTTGGGAAGAGGCAGAAGAAGGCCATAAGAAGGCACTTCTTTGGGCCAGATTGGCTCCGTTTCTCTGGGTTCGCGACAGGATCGTTGACCTTGGCTACCGAATTAGGAGGCTGCGATGAAGGGTGAAACGATGTTCGACAGACTGGACGACCGCGTGAAGGTTTTCTGAGCAGTCGTAGTCGATTACGGGGAGGTCATCCCCGAAGGGAGGTTGCCGGTGTTCTCGACGTGCTGCGAGCAGCGGGCAGAGGATCTCATAGTGGCCGCGTGTGAGCGGAACATCGCCGGGGAGTACACGGCGAGAGAGTTGGTGCGCGAGCAGACTCTCGAAAATCTGGAAGCGTTCAGCCGTAGGCTGGACGAGACTCACGACCGATTAAGACCGTGTGGGCATTGCAACGGAGGCATACATGAATGACGAGGCAAGGGTGCGACCGCATAGAGACATGACTCCCGAGGACTTGGTGCGCTGGCGAGGTCAGCAGCCCGGTGACTTCGCCTTCAAGAACAACCAGCGGAAGGCAGGGTGGAGTCAGGAACGGGCTGCAGAATGGTACGGTGTCAACGAGCGACAGTGGCGCAGATACGAGAGCGGGGAGAACGGGATTCCCTTGGCCCTCGTGAAGCGTATGATCGCGCACGAGGCCAGCTTCGACGACACCATCAACAGGCTGTGGGAAACCACAGACGAGAAGATCGAAGAGTACGGGGGCAGCGTGTTCCCAGAACTAGCCCACGAGGGCAGGGGAGGCAGCTAATGGCGGACTTCGACCGAGCGCGTGTCGTGGACATGGCGACCGCCCAGATAGGCAAGGACACGAGGGTGAAGATCGTCTTCGAGATCCCGGCCACCATCGAGGGGATTGAGGGTGCAATCGACATTATGGAAGAGGTCCGGAAGGATCTCCCGCCCGGCGTAGATCACGGTGGGAATTGGGCGATCAAGGCGATCCACAGCGACAAGTGCAAGTCGAAGGAGACACGGAGCATGGACGATTGCTCGTGTGAGAGCCTGATCTGTGAGTGCATCCAGATCTCCACCATGGACGAGGCCATACTCCGGAGTACCGGAGGCTATGACATGGAAGTAGACCTTGGTGGGGAGGGTACAGACTTCAACTAAGTCGGACAGCTTGGCTCAGAACTTGACAGAAAAGATTTCGGGCCATATTTTGAGAATCCGATTTCTGGAAATGGGAGCAGAAAAACGTGAAACAGGGACCAGAGTGGGACGAGAGCAAAGAGAAGTACGAGGACTTTCTACAGCGTATCCCCGAGCACATGAGTGACAAGCTCGCAGACGGGACCGCCTTCATGGCTACCCCCGTAGATGGCTTCGATTTGATGGCCAAATTTGTGGCGAGCGTGAGGGAGGACGATGGACTGAAATCGTGGAGGGTATTGGTCGATGGCATGGAGACTGAGGACGAGGTAAAGCAAGCAGTCTCTAACATCATGTCCCTTGAGGCTGTAGCCACGCAGATAGCCAACGGCCTGTTGGAGCGCAGGAACGAGATCCACGTCGCTGGGTGCGAACAGTGCCAGAAGCTAGAGAAGAGGGGGCCACCGATGAAGAAGGCCCTCAACGCAGCCCTTGAAGCCTTCCTAAAGGCGATCAAGGATGCGGATAACGATGACGATGAAGAGTGGAAGGACGGAGAGGCAGATCCAAACGCATGGAAGGGAGACACCGAATGAAACAGATACCCTGTAGTGAGTGTGGCAAGCCGATGGCCGTCACGCCTGGAATGGAGGCGACGGCCCAGCGGATACAGGAGCGTAAGCCGAAGGCCGACGTGGGTTTCGTCTGCTCGACCTGTGAGGGCGTGATGATAGGCAATGCCCGCACGCTGGCCGGGTGGGAGGATTCGCGGCGCGACCGCATCAAGGAAGGGGTGTGGAACTGATGGGATCGGGGCAAGCAGTTACGGGCAGCACCCGTAGAGATCCCACGGAGATCGTGACCGTTGAGGCCGACGCGCCGAGGGCGCTGACCCCCACCGGCCTACACACGGACGGTCAAGTCGATGGCATAATCGACCTGCAAATTCCGAACCTCCTGCCGACCGACAACGTGACGATGGAGCGCGAGGTTCAAGTCATGCGGACGAAGATCCCCGTGCGGATCACCGATATCCGCGTCGAGGTCATCGACAACGGGTACATCGTGCATCTGCCACAGGCAGGGAGGCAGCACGAGTACCACGGACCCGATGGTGCCCGCCATGCCTTCTCGGACAAGGGACCCATGCTCGAATTTATCGGTCAGGTCGTGGGGCAGGTGACGTACCAGTACAACGAGAGCGAGATGCGCGAAGAGACCAAGCTCGCGGAGATCTCGGACGCTCTTGAGCGGGGGGAAGACGTGGCCTTCGTAGGTCTCGATCCCACCATGATAGTCCAACGGTGAGCGCACACGTTGACGATTGGATGACCGTGAACGAAGTTGCACAACGTACAGGTCGCACCCGCCAGTGGGTACATCACAGGCTGCAGGATGGCACGTTCAGACACGAGCGGGCGGGACGTAGGATCGACGTGGAAGGCGGGTCCGTCTACGTGTGGATGCTGTCGGACATGGCGAAGCTACTCCAACGAATCGAACACTTAAACCTCAACCTCCCCTACAAATGAAATCCGAAGAGCAGCTAGAGCGCGAAGCCTTTCTCAAGCGTAGGCGGAAGGGGATCGGGGGCTCAGATGTGGGCGCTATCCTGGGCGTAGACCGCTACCGTGACTCCATCGACGTGTTCACCGACAAGACGCAGGAGTCGGAGGACGAGGACAACCCCAACATGGAGCGGGGCCGCATGATGGAGGCGGTCGTATCCCGCAAGTGGATGGACCTGACCGAGCGCAAGCTCAAGCCTGGGAAGTTTCGGAGGCACAAGAAATTCCCCTTCCTGATCGGCCATCCCGACCGGATCATCCTGGCCACGATGAAGCCACCCTACGTGGACGTGACGGACGGGACCGGGGTGCTCGAATTGAAGACGGCGAACCAGTATATCTTCCGCCAGATCTTAGCCGAAGGCTTGCCTCAATCCTACCTTCTGCAGCTTCAACACTACATGGGGATCTGTGGCGTGGAGTGGGGGAGCTTCGGGATTCTCTGCCCTGATCCATGGCAATTCATCCACTTCGATGTTGCCTTTGACGCAGAGCTTTTCGAACAGGTGGCCTACGTCCTCGAACGGTTCTGGAAAGAGAACGTCGAGCGAGGCATCCCACCGATGCCCGAGCCCGCAGATTGGGGTGACGCTCCACCGACCGGGGACGACGACGTTGAGAAGATCGACGATGCAGCCTGGGAAGGGGCTGTAGAATTGTGGCGGGAGGCCAAGAACATGCTCCGGCTGGGGAAGGAACACGAAGAGCACGCCAAGGAAACCATGAAGCTCTTGGTGGACTTCGACCATGGCGTGTACGAGGGAGCCGGTGCCCGCGTGTACTACCGCGAGCAGCAGGGCCGCAAGTCGTTCGCCCAGCGTGAGCTTGCAGCCTTGAGGCCACTGGACCCCATCGCCATGAATGGTCTGTTGGAGAAGATGGGACTGGCCGAGGACGTGATCGAAGTCCTCTTCGATGAAGCTCGCCTGGACCTAACCAAGTTCCAGAAGCGGGGCGATCCATTCAGCACGTTCAGACTCTACGATGCCAAAGGGTGACCAGATCCCGATGTTCCCCAAGCCACCGGGAGAGCTACGCCTATGCCTGGGGTGCCGCACGAAGTACGAGGCGGACCCTGACCTACACGCTGGCGGGTGGTGCCCGACGTGTGGCTCACGCACCTACGAACCAGCGGTCAAGAGCGACTACCGCACGAACCCAAAGCCTGAGCCAGAGCCCGAGCCTGAGCCAGAGACACTAGAGATAGGATCAACGGAGGATTACAAACATGAGTGAAGAGAAGATCGGCCTACCCACCCTCATTGAGAGGTCAGAGCTACGCTTCGCGGACGTGCTTCCGGATGGCATGGACCCGAAGCGTGTCGTGCGCCTGGGCAAGTTCGCGGTCCACCGGAATCCGGCGCTGCTAAAGTGCGATCCGATCAGCGTCATCGAGGCCATCGTCACAGCCTGTCAGTTAGGGCTAGAGATCAACAGCCCCATCGGCGGTGCCCATCTCGTGCCCTACGGGAAGCGGTGCCAGATGATCCCCGACTACCGTGGCCTGATTAAGCTGGCCTTGCAGAATGACGACTGCGTGAAGCTGATCGCTCGCGAGGTCTACGACGGGGACCTCTTCCATATCATCCAGGGCACGAGCGAGAGCATCGAACACGTCCCCCTCCTGGGGGGCGAGCCAAGACCGGACTCAGCCATCACAGGCTTCTACGCCGTCGCCACCCTCAAGTCCGGTGTAACGGTCCACGAGTACGCACCCCAAGGGGACGTGGAAAAGATCCGCGAGAGGTCCAGAGCGGGCAACAGCGGCCCTTGGAAGACGGACTACGCAGCGATGGGGAAGAAAACTCTCATCAAGCGGGTCCTCAAGTGGCTCGACCTGAGCCCACAGCTTGCCCTGGCCATCGAAATGGACAACCGGGGGGACATGGGCTGGGGAGGCAGCACGACGGACGAGGACAGCGAAGCTGACGTGCAGCAGGACATGGCCGAGAAGGCACGGGCCACACAGGAAGCGATGACCGAACGCCTCGCAGATGAACGGCGGACGGAGATCATCGGGGAGGAAGTCGAGTGAAGCTCTGGCAGATCCTCCTGACGGTGGCAATCGTCCTGCTCGCGGTCGCCTTCCTCGCGTCCCTGGTGATGACAGCGATAGGGCCACGGATGTGAAGGCTCCGCAGAAAACCTGCCTCGATTGTCTCGATGCCAAGGCCCAAATGGCTGCAGAATTTGAGAAGATCTGGGATATCTACCCGAAGCGGGTGAAAGAGATCGAGTCCTTCGGATGCTACAAAGCCAGACGCAGAGAGGGTGTGAGCTTCCGGGTGCTGTACGAGGCCGTGGTCGCCTTCAAAGCGGATCGGAAAGGCGAGCCCGCGAAGTACACGATTGGCGGCGACGTGTTCTTCGGGACCAACCACCGATACAGGGACTACGACGGCAAGGGCGACAAGAGCACCAACGGCAAGACAACGATGGACCCCAAGAGATCAGCCGCTCAACGACGGATGCAACAGGAGGAAGACGAAGCGTGGGAGAAGCGCCAGAAGACGGAAGAGACCCAGACGACGGACCCCAGCCAGACGATGAAGTCGGTGACGGAGAGGTTGAAGGATCTGTAGATCTCGCAGTCCGAGATCACCTGCTCCAAAAGTTCGTAGAGAGCAAGCGCCAGATCAAATTGCTGGCTGCGGAAACGGCTGCAGCTTCCACCCCTCCCTTCGTGGAGGTCTTGGGATACGAGCTTCAAAAACTGGAAGCAGCAAAGCAAGCGCCGCTGGATGTGGTGTCCACGCCTTTCCCTGCCTGGAACATCATCTGCAGGGACGAGGGTGGGGGCAAGGGACTCGCCCGTGGCTGGCACGTCCTGATCGGTGGGAACACTGGCTACGGCAAGAGTCTGCTCGCTCTGAACCTCGCAGCCCACGCCGTCAAGATCGGGGAAAAGGTGGGCCTCATTTCCCTCGAAATGAGCAAGCCTCAGTGCATGACGAGGTACATGGCGATCTTCTCCGGTGGCTCCATTCGGAAGCTGGAATGGGGGAGTGGCTACGACCGGGAAACTGCAGCCACAGCCCAGAGGATGATCGAAGAGACCCACGAGCGTACCGGGGGTGTGCTGCTCACGAACGAGAGACCGATCTCAGACCTCTCCGATATCATCGCTTCGATGCGATACCTCCACGAGTACGAGGGCTGCAGGTACTTCATCACCGACTACCTGCAGCTTGCCTGGGCGGGCAACGCCCAGAACATTCACGACCGCATCACCGAAGTGAGCCACGCCATACGTGGCGAAGCCGTGGACCTGGGCGTAGTGTCGGTGGGCGTGAGCCAATTCAACCGGGGTACGTCAGGCTTGAAAGAGAGCCCCGGTGTCCAAGGACTCATGGGTGGGAGCGCACTTGAGAACGATTCGAACCAAGTCATGCTGCTCGACCACAGCACGTATCAGGAGAACGGGGAGTCGAGCGCCCTCATCAAACTTCTGGCTGCAAAAAACCGCCACGGCTCTCGCGCCGAGGTCCCTCTCATGTGGGACTACTCATGCCTGAGAGTCAAAGAAGTCGATGAACGAGAGTTCGAAGAGGGGGCCTACCCGTAGGAGGCGCATCATCGTTAAGCGGCCACCCCCTCCCGAGAAGGACGAAGAGCGCGACTGCATCGACCTATACGAAATATGCGGGTGCATCGTCATCAAGTTCAGCCAAGCCCAGAAGGCTATGCAGACGCGAGGCATCGCGGACCTTCTCATACTTTGCCCGAAGCTGAACACCTTTTGGTGGCACGAAGTAAAGCGCCGTCAGGGACCCGAGTACCAGAAAATTCAGCACGGCCAAACGCCTCATCAGAAACTCTTCCAAGACAGTGTGGAGGAAGTGGGGATGACGTACATACTAGGCCCGCTATCGACAGCGCAAGAGCATCTCGTGAAGCTGCAGATCCTACGGTGACGTTCGTGCCGATGGACAGCGGTGACATGGAGCTTTGCTTTATGATCGCTGACAAGAGGCAGACCAGTAACGCGGGCCGCAGTCAGGGCGCGAGGCTCGATGGAATCAGCGACGGGCTCAGGGAGCACCGGATCGGTGTGCAGGGCGAGTGGGCGGTCGTTCGATACTACGGAGCCCATCGGATCTGGAACCACTACACCGACGAAGAGAAGAAGCGCCACACGGGTGACGTAGGGGAATACGAAGTCCGGACCACGACGCACCCCAAGGGTGGTCTGCTGCTGCGGATGAAGGACCAGAAGCACAAGCCCCCAAAGACGATCTTCATTGGGGTCCGTCTGGTGACGGAAGGCGCGACCTTACTGGGTTGGATCAAGGCCGAGGACGGCATGGTGCCCGAGTGGTGGCGCGAGAACGTGAGGTCCCCCTGTTGGATCATCCCCCAACGTGCGCTTCACCCGATGAGCGAACTGCCAGACCCGTCCTAGTACCCCTTCTCTTTCTTCTCTTTCTTGGGGTGCTCGTGAGTCGCGTCCACGTCCACGTCCACATCCACCTGCGTGTCGCCGTTCGGCTTCTCTTTGATCCCCTTCAACTGCCAGCCGATGAAGAACGCCGCCGCCACCAGAGCCACGTTTGCAGCCTGAATCACCGTTGGCGTACCCCCACAGGTATTGCACTCCATCGCAGCGATCTCGATACGGAGTGCTTCCAAGTTCGCGTTGAGGTTGGCAAGCTGGGTGCTGTCGGTCATCACCGTGATCTCGTTGGTGATCTGCATTGGCGGAAGCGTGACTTCCACGTCGGGCGTCAAGACGGTGGCTTGCTGCTGACCAGCCAGCGGAGCAGCGAGCAGGAGCAAAATTAGCAGCCTCATTCTAAACCTCCTACGAAGTCACGGCCCATCTCCACCGTGGCCATGATGGGCGTAAGAATCCACTCGGCTGTCTCTGGCGAGATCATGTAGGTCACGATCAGGAGAAGCACCAGCACCAGAAACAGTTTGGTTACAGTGAGATTTTCCAGCCACTTCAAGGCTTACCGACCGTTCGGAAACTGTCGCTTCGAAGGCCCTGGCCTACGTGAAGGCCCCACCTTGCGGGTCCCCGGTCGTGTGCTGGGTCCCACCCGACGTGTCCCCGCTGGTGTGCTGGGTCCCGGCTTACGGCTCGGTCCCGTCTTTCCTCTCTTCGGCATGGTGTCTCCTAGTTAGAGCCTCACTTCAAAGTGAACGAGATCATCGAACGTCTGGTCATCAATATCACGGTCACCGTCCCAGTCGCCACCCCAGCGGACGTTGACCCCTTCCTCGCTGGCCACCCCGAGGACGTACCCACCGAAGTAGTAGAACCGGGACACGTCCTTCACGTACTCGCTGACGAGTGCCATGACCTCCGCTTCCTGCTCATCGGTCAGGGTCCCGGCCACGCGCTCGATACGGGCCAACAGTTTGCCCACCTGGGGCCACTCAAGGGGGTCAGGAGCCGCATCGACCGCCATTGCGGGATCTGGTAGGTGCAGGGAGTTCATCGTCTTAGAGACGCCTTTGGCGATGTTCTTCCTCTGCTGCTCCTCAGACCTGTGGCCTTCGAGGATCGTGTTCGGGAACTTCTCCCCGACCTTCTTCATCAAAGCCTGCAGAATCGGGTGGGTTGTTCCCAGTCGTTCGAGGCTCCTGGCCCCGTAGTTGTTACCTGCCATCTCGTCTTGTCCTCGTGCGTGCGGAACCGATTGCTCGGCTTACGGCGGACGACCAAGAGCCTGGGGGGTCCATCTCCCGGTCCCGTAGCGTAGTTCGCACCGTGCGAGACAACGAACTGAGTGCCAGTTGTTTCCCGGCTCTGTCTAGGTTTCGGAACTGCTCGCTGTCGAACATATCTCCGGCTGCAATTTGTAGCTCACGTCCCTCTACCGCATTACGTCTCCGGAACCCAGCTTCGGACTCAGTGCTGGATCGCCGGGCAGTCGGGAAGACGAGCCCCATTCGGCCTGCAATTCGCATCACCCTGCCCGTGGGCACCGCTCTCCTCATCGTCGGGTCTACCATGCGTCCGATAGGATCATCGACCTCGATGTCTTCCCCGAGTGGTCCCTGGCGCACGGGAGCGAGCCTCGTGAGGCCCGGTACGCGACGTGCTATGCCCTCTGTGACGCCCTCGCCCCTACGGAGGGCGGGATCTATAGCCTGGGCAACGTCAGCCACGATGGTGGGCACGAAGCTACCAGCTATATTCCCAATGATTCTCTGGGGGTTCGCTCTCTCTTCCGAGAGGCCATCCAAAACCTCTTTCAGCCCACGCATAAAGCTCTGCTCAACGAAAGTTCTGGGAACGTCGGCCCCAGCCTGGCGTGTGGCTTCTACTACACCCTCGTTGATGTTCTGGAAATACTCAGCCCCGAAGGCCATGAGGTTTCCGGTTGGGCTGATCCCAGTAATCCGGTGCCAAGACCCTTTGAACAGTACCGAGTCGGGGGTCTTGTTCTGCTGCTGCCAGAGCTTCCGCTCTTGGGCACTCTGAGGCCAACCGCCGCTCATAATTCCCATCTCGGCCAGCTTGTAGCCCATCAAGGTCACCAAGGCCCCACCGGACATACGGCTGGCCTGCGTGGCAAACTCCTTTTGCAGCTTCGCGAGTTCAGTTACATCGAAGGCCGAGTCCGCGTCGATTGTCCTCAAGAACTGGATGAAATCGAAACCCTTCTTCGCTGTCCACAATGCCGAAGTCGGGGGGAGGCGCTCGAAGAGACGGCCAAGCACGTTCAGGGGTGTGCGACGGAACGGCACGATGAAGGTCAAGAGATCCCTGGCGAACGCAGACGCCGCGCTGCCATCTGCTGCCTTTCTCGACAAGAACCCTTCCGCCTTATTCAACGCCTCGGCAATCGAGTTCTTCTGAAGGAAGACTGCCTCTTCGGAGTCGATCTTCGCGAGTTGCACTATGTCGTCACCGGGCTTATCGACGATGTTCTGAATGAAGGCCCGGCGCTCGTTCTTGGGCACGTTCATTTTCCGGGCCAGCAGTTCGGCCTGCTCTTGGATCGACTCCCAGAAGGCAGCGAATCTGAAGGGCGCATCTGCAGCCCCTTGCAGCCTGAAGATCGTGCTAACAACGCTCTCAAGCATTGGGCTCTCGAACGACTGAGCACGACCCGTCGAGAGTTCCTCCCACTTCAGCTTCCACGTATCTATGGCAGCGCCACCGGCCTCGATGCCAGTGTCCAAGTTGTCCGTGCCCTGCATCACCCGCTTCGCCTTTATGAAGCCTCCTCCCGCACCCCTGCGGCTCGCAGCCGCCATGCTATTCCCCCACCCTACACGGGTGCGTAGCACGGCGTCAGAGCGTCCTCCGGTCATACCGGATGCAACCAGACTCGCGAGCTTGTCCGCCCCCGCCGCGAAGGGTCGCTCGATGTGCCTGAGACCCGCCTCCGCTGCGTTCGACAGGAAGTTCCTGGCCTGGGTCCGACCACCAGTTAGCAGCCCGGCACGCCGCAGGCGGTTGATACCTACGGCTCCGTTCAGGGCGACAGCACCGCCGAGCACCGCGCCCGAGAGCGCACCACCGAGCGGGTCGTCCTCGGACGTGGCCGCGCCGATGACCCCGCCTGCCGTGGCCGTGATGAGGGGGTTCCCGAGAGCAGCCCAGCTTAGAACGTCCGTAGATCCGAAGTTGCGGAACACCTTGATCGTCGGGGCGAGTTCCTCTGCCAGCGAGAGAAGCAAGGTTCGATCTGCTTCCTGCTCGACCTGCTTCAAAGCAATCTGCATCCTCCCTCTCTCGTCGGACGTGAGACCACGGCCTGCGATCTTCGACAGCTTGTACTCCCAGAAGAGTGGCTCAACGGTGTCGTTTGCAGCCTGTTTCAGAGAGGCCAGGTTGCGACCCATCTGGGAAGCACCGCTCACGTAGATCCGGGTGTACGTGTCCTGCTCGGTGTTCCACCGTGCGACGTTATGCTCAATCGCATCGGCCTCCGCGACGAGTCGCCGCGTCTCTTCAACGCCAACCCTCGGATCATTGGATTTCAGGCGAATCTCTTCCATGACCCGGATACCGTTCTCCAACTTCCTCGCGTTGTCCGAGAAGTTCGCCACTACCGAGCGCATCATCACGTCGTCGAGATTCGGATTCAGCATCGCCCTGGTGATCTTGTCGAAACCCATGAGCACCCCAGCGTTGTTCGTTTCTGCAGACCCAACCCGTACTTTCTCGGGGATGGCTCCCGACGCCAGGCCCTCCTCGTATCGACGGAAGATCCGAGCCATCATCCCGTTGTCCACGCCGAAGGATTTGAACTGTATGGCGTAACCCACTGGATCAGGAACACCACGGGGCCTGCGTCCCTGCGCCCCTCTCAGGATGGGGCTGTCTTCTCCCAGGATCTCTTCGAGAGTTATCTTCGCGTTCTCTTTCGTGTTGGGGAGCCGCTCTGTGGCCCCACCCCTATGGAAAGCCTCCGCTTCGTCTAGCTCGATCTCGGTCAACGGCTTCCGGATCGGTACTTCGACCTCGCCCAGTGCGTCGGTGCCCGCACCAAGAGGGCGCTCGTCGGTGGCTCGAAGCGCAGCGAGTGGGTCATCTTTCGGCGGCATAAGCTGGCGCTCTGGGCCAAGCGGTGTACGCTCTATCCCCGTCTCTCGGGCCAACACCCCCTCCGGGGGGTCGATGCCTAGCCTGGTGAACCTGGCGGCATCAGCGATGGTCTCATCGGCCTTCCTGAGCCTGCTAATCGCCCTGCCTGCCACGTCGAACAAGGTGCCTAAGCCAACGTCGATAGCGAACTCCGACGCCACGCGGAGAGGCGTGCTCTGCGCGATATGCTCAGTGATCTCTCGGGTGCGGGACCCCTCTTCCGCGAACCGTCCGAGAGCGCCAACGGTGGACGCCTGCTCGCCACCGAAAGCCTGAATCACAGCAGACGGTGTGGAGGAAAGTATGTTGCCCGTCCTCGTTAGCTCAACGCCGGGCCGAACGGCCCTTCCACGCCTTACAGCCTGAGTCCCTCTGTTGACGAGGGTGACAGCCCTTCCGGCGCTTTCCCCGGCTGCAACGCCTCTCGTGATCCCAGTCCTGGCAGCAGCACGTCCCAAGAGGGACGACCCTCGGGCCAACGACGCTGGACCCGCGATCCCTACAGCTTCAGCGGCCAACCGTGAGCCCAGAGCTATCGGTGCGCTCGCCTCAAACCCCAAACGACTGACCTCTTCCGACCTCTCGGCCAGGGCCTTCTGCCCCCGCTTGAGGAACCGAGGTTCTAAGTTCTTGGGCAGCAAGGCACGACCGATACCCAAGACACCCGCGCCAATCGCAGTCGTAAAGGCTGCAGGCCCAGACCCAGTGGCCACGAGGGCGTCGGCCAGGAAACTACGGCCAGTGCGTTGCCGCCTGCGCTCGAAGAAACCGGGTGTGTCCTCGGGATCGGGACGACCTGACAGACGACCAGACGGCAGAGATCTATCTTGAGGCATCTCGGCCCATGATTATGTCCACGATCTCCTGCGGGCTATCCGCTTCCTTGAACTTGGCTGGGCCAGCGCCACGACCGAACCCACCAACGGCGATCCCCGAACCTGGGCGGTTGCCTGGATCACTCCATGGGTCCTGCGGATCGTCCCACAAAGCGATCACTCTTTCGAGCAGGAGTGGTTCCAGTACGCGCCTCTGGCCAGAAGAGATGAACTCCATATCGCCTTGGATGCCGGAGAGACTCCGAGTGGTCGCCGTAACGTCCGCGAGGATGCTGTCCGCCTCTGCCTCAATCGACTGTAGTTGTTCGTCGCTCAACTCTGCGCGATCAGCAGCCAGGATGATCTCATCCGTGGTAACATCCGCGCCGGGCTCACCTGACGCTTCCGCGTCCACCTGACGCTCCGCGTTCGCCCTGAATCGTGACGCCATCGCCCGCCCTTCCGGACCCGGTGGGAAGTTCTCCCGGCCAATGGCCTTTAGCTGCTGGTCGATGATCGTCTGGATGCGGTTTTCTCTCTGCCGACCCGCTACGCTACCAAGGCCCTCGTTCCGCTGGTTCAACTCCTCTTGGCGTGCGAGCATCGTCCCGAACTCAAACGCCTCGATGAGATTCCCCGGTTCATCTGGGATCTCGGCCATCTCCTCTGCGAAGCGCCGCCTAAAGGCATCAACCGCACCTTCCTTCTGGGTCAACTCTGCAGGCGTCAGCGCCTCGAACGTCTCTCGTCGCCTTCTCTCATCAGCGATGGCTCTTACGCCTGCCGCAGTACCCTCAAGGGCTTCCGATTCGGAGGCGATATCTGCAGCCCCTTCCTCCCTCTCTCTCATCCGCCGCAGCGTTTCGGAGAAGAATCGTCCGCTGCCTCCGGGCAACGCAACTGCATCTTCAGGTAGATCGGGCTCCGGAAGGAACCCTGGCGTCGTGATCTGCTCCCTGGTTGGCCCTCCCCCGTCTGGCTCCGTTCTCACGCGGACGCCACCCACCCCTACTTCTGGGGCGTCTGCGCCGGGGCGTGCCGGGACCCCGCTGAAGAGACCGGGCACATCTTCGAGGCCACCCCGACCCGGTAACAGCCTCGGTGGTCCCGCAGGGGTTCGGGCGTCGGGATCAGCAGCGTCCGCACCCGCGCCAGGGAACAGCCCGCCCGCACCTACCGGCGCACGAGGCGTCTGACGCCCAAGCGCACCTTCGATTGTGTCGGGCGTGCGGTCACCCCGACGACCGGGATCGAACGTACCGGCTCCGCCGCTCCGAACAGCAGCGTCAAACTCTCGGTCCTCGATCTCCTGTCCACGAAGAAGGCTCTCCTGCTCGAATCTCTTCCGCTCTCGAACGTCGGCCTGCTCTTTCCGGACGAGGTTGCGAGTGCGCTCGAAGCTCCTCGTGAACGTCGAGATGATGTCGTTGTCCCTGTCGGGCAGCACACTTGGGCGGAAGGTCATCTAATTCACCCTCGCCCCTTCAAAGATTCTACGGTCAGTGAGGGATTCCCTGCCGCTTCCGAAGTCACTACCACCGCCACCGCCACTGGCTGCGTTGCCCAAGAACCCGCCGACCTTATTGCCGATTGCAGCGCCGATTGGGCCACCGACAGAGCCGCCAACGAGCCCAAGGGCACCGCCAGCGATCTTCCCGAAGAGACTGCCGCCTTGGGCGTTCTCCTCTGCGGTCGCACGGTCGAACGCGCCACCGATCAGGTCGGTCTGCTGGGCGAGGAGGTCGCTACCGAACGCCCCAAGACCCTGCAGATTACCGAGCCTCTGACGGGATGCCTCAAGCGACTGCTGGGCAATGGCATTGGAGACGCGACGATTGAAGTCTTGGAAGAGACGGCCAGCGTCCTTCTGGAAGAACCCAGTGCGGAGACGGCCTGCGCCGACAGACTGGCCGACGAGACTCTCGAAGTCCTCCCCGAGCCCTTCCCGTGCTTCGTCTAGGAAACCGCTGCCGAACTCGTCCACCGCCTTGCTGGGATCGAAGGCCAGTTGGCCCTTCAAAGAGGCCCTCGTGGCTGTTCCGCCAGTATCTCTCAGGGTGCTACTCACTCCCCTGAAGTCTTCCTGCAGTTGTTCCTGGGTCCCTTCCCTACTGAAGAATCCCTTGGCCATTATGGGGCCTCCGCTACGACCGATTCGCGCACGACTTCGTATTCTAGTTCGGTCTGGTCAAATATCAAATCGCCTGCAGCTAGGCCATTGATGGCTTCGACCTGCAGTTGAAACCACGCACCACGCAGCGCGTTTCGGAACCTCTCGGTTCCCGTGAGGGGGAACGGCAAGCTCAAACCCATCTCGAATCTCTCCGTGAGACGGTTGGGAGTCAGGTCCGGAAGCGAGAAGATCAGACGCTCATCGGGCTGGCCACCTGTACCGTCGAGTACCACGAAGTCGATGATCGGAGTGAGCCGAATATCCACGGCCATGTCATGCGTGATGGTGATGAAGACGTTCTTGAAGATGCACTCTCCGCTGGCCCCAGCAGGAGCCACGGCGTTGCTCTTCGCCAACGGCACGTAGGCGACGGTGTTGTCCTCGAAGCCTTGGTCGGTCGCCAGGACGCTCGCCTCGGTGTCTCTGCCACCGAAGAACATGGTCGGGATCGGGGTGCCGGTCATCAGAACACCGACACGGTTTCGATGTAGTTGGGCGAGCCGTCATTCAGGGACCACTCGCTGAAGTAGACCCCGAAAGACGGGAAGCCGGGGTTGAAGCACTCGACCCTATGGCGTACCGCTGCCCGTATCGTATCGCCGTTGGCGACCGCGAGAGTGCCTGAGTTGAAGGCTTGGACCTTGGTAGCAATGAACTGGTCAACCGTCGCGATGAGGACCCAGGATGAAGCCTGCGTCACGTTCCTCAACCAGATCTCAGTTTTATGGCTAAGGGGTGCAGTCGGACTCTGCCCCGGAGGGCAGACTCTCGTGATATCGGGGGTCGCCGCCACGTTCGACCAACTCACACTCATGGTCGCGAGACTGAGAGAGAACGGGGTCTGAACGACTTGAAAGCTGTTGAGGCTGTTACGGATCGGCATATCAGGGCCACCGTAGACATCCAGCACGTTGCTGAAGGCACCCTTATTTGCGCCGTTCGAGAAGCGGAACTTGTAGAGGTTGAACCCTGGCTCGAAGCCGCCCGAAGGCCGTGACGTGTTCTCGGGGGTGAACTCCAACATCGACGGATAACCGAAGTCGCCATCGGCGTAGGTCAGGTGGAGCGCGTCCGCTGTGCGGGGGGTGCCCTTCGTCGTACCGGAGAACTGGTCTGGGTCTTCATCAATATCCTGGGTCTCCAAGTTGACCTCTATGTCCATCAACTCGTGCCCACTAGGGAGGGTCAAGAAGCCGCCCCCCAAATCCGAGACCCGCCAGAGCGTCTCGTCTGTCTGCCTGCGGTCCCAGTAGCCCCCGTTGCTGCCGAGCCGCTGCGGGAGAAAGATATCCCCAGCAGGCGTTTGCGTGGTCTGTTGGCTGTCGAACTCAGGGGTGTCCCAGAGGTCGGGGTCAGGGTCGGTGTAGCCAGGCGAGAACTGACCGCCCAGCCGGTAGCGCAGACTGAACTTGTAGTCCGTGAGGGGTTGGATCAGCTTGCCCGTGTCGAAATCTTCGAGCGTGACAAGGATCTCCTGAAACTGCTGGGCGTTCGCCGGGAAGAGGGAGGAGAAGACATAGTTCGCGCCACCGTCATCCGAGACCCAAACCTCGATATCTTCTGCACCCAGTTGACCGACGTTCTCGAAGATGATCGGGATGCTCGTGGGGTTGTTGGCAACTCCGTCCTGCAAAGCGACGATGGGAAGCGAAGTGTCGGGGGTGAAACTTGGCCCCGGCCCTGACCTGAAGACGCCTGAGATGGGGTCCTGAACCATGGTGGTCGTGCAAGTGATCCCGTCCCCGGCCACGCCAGCGGCGTCAGCTATTACGGTGACTCTCGGCGGGCCTGCACCGGCCAGGGAGCCCAGTCCTACGGTGGGGTGCAGCGTGGTCGCAGCCGCGTAGAGAGTCCCAGATCCAGCCCCGAGGGTGATGGCACCAAAGAGACTGTTCGCGCAGATCTGCACGTCCGCGTCGATCTGCAGATTGCCGTCCACGTTCGTTAGTACGGTCTGCCAAGTGTAGACCTTGCCGTCAATCGTGACCGTCTCGCCGTTGATGGGTGAGATGCCGCCAGTCTCAGGAGCCGCGATGACGACGGCGGCTTGAGCATGGGCGTCGATGATGAGAGCCTCGGGCGCTCCGACTGGTGGCCCGCCGCCGCCCGCTGTGGACTGGGTGATGAAGAAGAGCCCCGCGCACTGTGCGGTTTCCCCAAGCTCGTAGTAGCTCCACCGTGGCCGGTTGGGGTCTCGGATAGAGAGCGCGTACACTCGCTGTCCCCACACGAAGTTCACCACCCTGGTGCGTGGGTCGTACTCCGCGAAGGCGTCGAAGGGCTCCGATTCAGCAATCAGTGTGGCGGGGTCAGGACCGCCTATGTCCAGGGGCACGGCAATGTCCACTGACGGCCCGCCACTTGAGATCCTTGGACCCTGTGTAGACCAGAAGAACACCGTGCCTGCAACACTCACCGCCAGCCTGCTACCCACGCACCCGAACAGCGAGTCGGCCAGCCGGATACCGAAGGTATCGGGGCTGTAACCGAAGATTTCGTAGGTCTCCGTCTCTTTGAAGACCATGAGACTTGGGCCTGCAGATCGGCACACCATCACCGTCTCGCCCTGCTGGCCAGCCTCGAAGAACGCGAAGTCCTCAAAGATCTTGCTGTCCCCAGAATTGCTGACCCTGACCACATCTCCCCGAACGGGATCGGACGCGCTGCCGTAGCCCCAGCCGAAGATGTAGCTCAAGTGCCTGACGACGCCCCGGAACTTCACGTCTGCATCGCCGTTCCCGTCGAGATCAGCCGTGAGGTTCGTGATCTGCGGAGCCCCAGCCGGATTGTAGATCTGAGTGGTCAGCCGGGAAGTCGGGTTTGGCTCATCGTGAGCGAGGAACATCTTGTTGTCGGAGTCGGCCCCAACGATGATCGGCGGATCGAACGTGATCCCAGCGTCGAGCGTCCCGAGCGAACCGATGTTGCTGGGGTTCGTCCCGTCTATGTCCAGGCGGTTGAGCCACACTTCCTTGCTGGCATCATCGAACCCTACGCCCACGGATGCTGACTGCGACCGGAACGGAGCGAGCATCACCGTGATGTCGAGGGCGGCGGCAACGTCGTCCACGAGGACGCTTCTGAGGTCGAGCCCTCCCCGCACTTGGGCCTTGCCGTCGAAGAGGAACACGTTCCTCAGATCCCTAAAGCTCACCGGGCTAACGACCATCACGCCCTTAGATCTCTCTAAGCCCTCACCGAATGGGAGTGTGACGATGGCCATTAGGCAGGCGTCCAGTCGGTTGGGGGAGCCGGAGGAGAGCCGATGAACTGCTGACTCAAGAACGCCTCCATCTGCTCGATCTCTGAGTCTGAGGCTGCAGAAGTGTAGCCCGAGATCCAAGCGGCGCGATAGTCGTCGCTGAAGAACGCGGCATTGATCGAGCCGAACTGTGGATTCGGGTAGGAGGTTAGGTCGTTCGTCCCACCTGAGCTAGACCCAATCTGCACACCGTTCAGCCTGAGAATCTTCCCCGTCGTGTTCGAGTGGCGAACGGTCAGGAGCATTATGTCATCGACCGAGTAGAGACCCGTGGCCGAGATCACCACGTCCGCACCCGTCTCGCTGGTGAACATTCCGAAGAGGATCGAGCCGTCGTCCCTCAGTACAACCTCGATGATCTGCAGGTTGCTAAACGAGGACCCACCCATGAGGATGTTGCCGCCGACGAGGAGCGGTTGCACCATGAAGAACATGGTGAACTCGGTCCCGATGAAGGCCGCGCCGTTGAAGGTGAAGTGCTCGTCCCCAGGCTGGTTGAAGCGGACGGCTGGCCCTGCGGTCGGTGGCCATGCGGACGCCTCGTAGAGCGGGCTGTTGATGCCCGCCGCGTTGTTGCCCTGGCCGCTAGTGTCGGGCCACGGGTTCACGGGGTTTCCGTCTGAGAGCACGAGGGTCCGTGCGTCCCACTCGACTTCTAAGCCAACGATGGCGGGCTTCAGCGCCTCTTCCTGACCCTCGCCCACCCAGGTTGTCGCGACCGGAAGCTGCGTCCCTTCGGGGAACCACTTCCCGAGGAAGTCGAATCCCCAGATCTCGTGGAGCCACGCCTCCATTTCGAGGATCTCTTGGTCCGAGGCTTCAGACCCGAAGACGAGTAGGTGAGCGTACAGGCCATCGTTGCCGACGACAGGGCCGGGGAATCCGCCCGTGGAGGGGAGATTGACTTGGTGCATCTTTGGGCTGAACCAGAAGTCGGTCCATGCGGAAGAGCCCCTGAAGGCAACCTGCTCGCCGTTCAGCCGAATAATCATCGGCCCGGCAGAGACCCCGAACGAAGTAGGGAACTCCTCTCTCCTGGCCGTGATGATGAACCGATCTCCGGGTGCGATCAGCCCCGCCGCCGAGACGAGCCGCGTTCCACTCACGCCACCGTTCGCCCCGCAGATGAACCAGATCTCACCAGCGGCAGAGATGAACAGGTAGATGCCGACCACGGGGTTGATCCCGTCCGCTGTGCCCCAGAAAGCCATGCCGCCGAAAGGCCCGTCGAGACGGGTCGCTTGACCCACAACGAACATCGTGAACGGGGTGCCCGAAACCCCGAAGTTCGCGGTGATATCGAAGGTGTCTGTGGAGGCTTCATCGTCATCCACACGCACGGCTGGCAGGGTCAAGCTCCACGGCGTCCCGGCACCGCCTAAGCTGGCGATCTGCTGATACTTAGACGCACCCTGACCCTGAATTAGATCGTTCCCGGCTGGCGAGAGATCCGGCCAAGGGCTTACTACGGCCAAGTCGGCCAGCACGAGCGACCGTGCATCGTACTCGCCCCGAGGCGTGGCGATGTTGGGTCTGTCGGCCATCGCCTAGAGCCTCTGCGTACCGACAACACTCCCGAATCGAGAGACCTGAGCACCAGCGTAATCAGCCACTTCGGCGGCGTAGATCGCCAGCATTTCACCCTCTTCCTCGGACAACACACCCAAGGCGGCAACCCTCGTCTCCGGCTCCATGGTCAGGGTGTTTTTTAGCACCCACTTCGCGAGATCGAGGATGAGGAGATCTTGGTAGACCTCCGGCAATTCTGCAGTCTCGGTGCCGTCCATCGGAAGAGTCCTGTCCTCCGGACGATACCCGTAGAAGACGAGGATGCTGGCCACTCCCGCGATATCCTGACCCACACTCGTGAGAACGAAGTTCCTGAGCGTCATACGAGGCGCTAGGGCGGCGTCGGTGTCATGGAGGGACACGACCTTGATTTCGTTGCCCGCGACCAGCGTAGGGTGCGTTCCGGGGTCCAGAACCTCTACCCGTGTGACGGCGGCGGCGGGATCTACGTCTGTCGCCACTTCCATGTCCTTCAGGTCCGCCGAGAGACTCGTCGCGTCTATCGTACCGCTGGCAGAGACCCCGAAGTAGTCGGGGTTCGCACGGCTGGCCTGAGTGAAGAGTTCCTGCTCACGAGTCTGGATCTGCCTATACAACGTCAGGCTCGTGGTGGGCCAGTCCGCCCCCCAGTCCAAGAGCCTCGACCTTGCAAGTACGATGATCTCAGCGAAGGTCATTAGGCTCCCCCGGTCAGCATGGGCAACAGCGTATCGACGTTGACCCTTTTCTTGTGTCCGTAGCGCCTACGCAGGTTCGACGTGGCGTGCTGCAGGTACGACGCGAAGCGAACGGCCCAGGTGTTGCGTTCCGCCTTGAGAAGCTGGACCTCACCTTCCCGGCCATCCTTCATGGCCAGATAGATAGCGACCTCTAGGATCAGCAGTTCGTTGTAGTCCTCCTGCCAGTCCGGATCGAGCACCCCGGTCTCATCGAGCGGAGTCGGATCGTCGGGTCTCTTCGAGAACCAGAACGTCAAGTCGTCCGTGTCCCCCGGCGCTGCAGTCTGGGCAGGGTCAGCCGTGAAGAATCCACCAAACTCGTAGAGCGATGGAAGCGGCTCTTCGCAGAGACGGTCATCGAACGGAACGACCACGACCTCTACGAACGCAGCGGTCTCAATCCGGAAGATGGCCTCTGCCTCTTCTGGCCTCTCCCACTGGCCTCCCACGCCCGTAACATCAGCCGCCGCCGAGAAGTGGATCGGGTTCACTTCGGCTGCAAAATTGTAGACCCCTCGCAGGATACGCAGCACGACCTGAGTAAGCTCCGTCGCCTCCGTGGCGATGGTAGAGGGCTGGTTCTTGCTGCTCTTCGCGTAAGCCCCGTCGAGGATGTTCAGCACGGTTGTCGTGACGGCCATTTACATTCCTCCGGGGAACACGTCACGAGTGTGGGAAGCCTCGGCTCCCTTCTGCCGGGCGACGGCCTCTAGGAACTCTAGTTCGGCACCGTTCTCGAACCCAGCCAGGCCAACCACCCGTCTCGCCATCCTCGAAGCCAGGTGTCCGACGTAGGTATCTTCCGCGTAGTCTGGGAGTGCAAGCGGGTCGGTGAGGGCCACGAGGCGTTTCGGGGTCAGAACCAACTGCAGCCTCAACTGATCGTATGCCTGGTAGTTCTGCTCAAGCCGCCCCAGGAAAAGCGAACCTCCCTGTAGGTACGCGAACTTCATGGGCGTCTCGAAGTCCGATTGGAGGGCGAGATTCAGCAGATCTATCGGCTCTCGAAGCGAGCCAGTGGTCGCGATGAGCGTTGGGTTGGGGAGGACATACGTGAACGACGGGAGCTTCACTCCGGATGCGAAGTCCGCCAACGGCAACGTCACCACGAGATCCGACGCACACAGGGCTGGGTTCACCCGAGCAACCTTCGCGATCATGGACCTCTGGTAGTTCGATAGCAGCCTGAATAGGCTGGCGTCTGGATGGGTCCGATCATCGAAGCTCGCATGTTCGTCACGAGCAACCCTGATTACGTCGCCTGCGGTGAGGCTCCCCAGGCTGCAAGTCTCGACCAACACCGCTGGCACGCAAGAGAGCACTTCGATCCATGAAATCTCCCCAACTGCAGCAGCGTCCGCCGAGTTCGGAGTCATCTCGATGTAGATACCGAAGGCCGCAGCGTCACCCGCGAAGTCCTCATAGTTGAACACGACTTCGAAGGTCTCAAACTCTTGGGCGTCGAGGCTCACGATATCGGTGCCCGTCATGTCCCGCTCGAACAGGAGGGTCGGATCGTCTCCGATGAGATCGGCGGCATCTGCAAGGCCAATCCGTACAGTGTCGGGGACCACGGTGAGCAACTGATTCCACCGCATCGCCACCCGCACTTCGATACGACCGGACGACCCGAAAGGGATCTCCAAGTCGTCCAAGCCGAAGGCTACCTGGGGATCTTCTGCAGCCGGAGCGAGGCCCGTGATGAACGTGGAGTCATCGCGTTCCGTCGAATTGACCTTCGAGAATAATGGAGAGACCGTCCAGCCTGCACCGGGGAAGCTGGCGATATCAGATGTAGGTCTGACCAACCCCATGCTTTACCCCTTTGGATTCAGCGCCGCCTCAATTTCCGCCTTCCTGTCGTCCCGATCCTCATGTTCCATCTCGAAGACGAGGAAGAGTCTCAGTGCCGACTTCCTCGGACCCGAAGGACGTGCGAACTCGGAAGCATACAGGCCCTCGTAGAAGCCGTCGTTGCCCTCAAGTGCGGCCCGAAGCTCCTCGAAGTTCGTGGTCGTTGGAGCATCGACGACCTCGATTTCTGCAGCCGTTTCGGCACGCTGGTCTGCCTTCGCCTCCCTCTTGGCCTGCTTCGCGGCGGGGTCTGAACGGCTGTCCTTTGCGCCGTCGTCCTTCCGCGCTTCGAGCCTGCGCTTCAAGAGAACGTCCCCGATGACACGGTGCCCGAAGTGATTGGCGCGTGTCTCCTCAATCAGCGACTCCTCTTCTGCCCGCTTCGTCCCGATTACTCGTTCTCCGAAATGACCGCCCATTACAGGTTCACCCCCACCGACACGGGTGCCGGATTCTGTTGTACGATTCGTTTGAAAAGATAGGCCGGATCTGCGTTGTACGCCTCTACCACAGCAGCCCGAGCCTTGGCCGCAATGTCCTCGTCCAACTGCCCTTCGATTGCAGCCCTCATCTCTTGATCTCCCTCTTGGTACTGCAGATACCACCAGCAGCGATAACGGAAGTCCTCGATCAGCTTCGACCAGTGGACCTCGCCCATGGGGAAGTAGTGCTTGCAGACTACGCCGAAGCCCTGGCTGGCCAGCAGGGCGTTGCGGATCTTCGGCCAGAAGTGGGCGTCCTTCTTGGAATGGCCAGCTTTCAGGTATGCGCGAAGCTGTTTCTGCCCCTTCTCGGCCCTCTCCGCGAGCGGAATGACGCGGCCAGCCCACCACCTACCTGGGCCGACCCCGACACACTCCGCGTCTTGGTCGATCTCACGAAGCTGCTGCAGAACGTAATCCGGGGGAGCCTCAAACTCCTCCGGCAGATCAATGAGCCGTTCCATCCTGGCCTACGGTACGAACGCGGCTTGGGTCTGCGAAGCAGAGATATCGCCTCTGCCCTCACCCTGAGCGGGGAAGGGTCGGTACTCTACAGACCCTTGGCCGTTCGTCAGAACCGACGCGCCATCACTCCGAGCCGACACGACCAGCAGGTCTCCTCCGACGCCGCCCTTGCCCTCGATGATCCGAGTGCCCGACGCATCCTTGATCTGCTGCCCCAAGACGGCGTTCACCTGACTCGGGACGGCTGCTACCGGCAACGTGACGACGTGGCCATCACGGGGAGCGGTGGCGATGACCACCGTTCCGACGTTCGTGAGCGTCGTGAGCGCGATGAAGTCCGCGCCGACCGCCTGAAGGGTCATTATCCCGACCACGCCCTGTCCCGCTGGAACACGCGGGCAGTTTGCCAACGCGAGAGCCTCGGTGGCGAAGGCCATGATTGGAGCCTGCGCCAGAGTCGTCTGAGCCTGCGCTCCGTCCAGCATGACGAGCACGACACCCCAGAACCCATCCAGCACCGTGAAGGCCGCTGAGAAGTCCGCTGTGGCGTCTGGCGCGACGTTCGTGAGAACGCCAAGGTCGTTCTGCCAAAGCTCCTCGATGGTGAACGTGATGGCTGCGGCTGTCCCGAACTGGGGCTCACCGACCACCGCCAGAGGCGGCACGCACTGAGCCTTCAGAATGAGATCCGCAGTCGCCACCACGTCGGCGTAGGCGCTCAGATCCATGACCCGATAATTGTACCGGGGCTGCGTGGCGTAGATCGGTTCGTCCTGATCGACGCCTGCAGCGGGTACACGAAGGGCGATGTTGAGAGCTTTCCGGAGAAGCTGTGCGTCTCGATGGGCGTTGCGGTCTTGGACTGCCATGATTTCTCCCTCTTAAATGAGCAATGATGCGGCGCTGGGGGAGGCCGAAACCTCCCCCAGTTTACCCGCCTGCTGCTGCTAGAACGAAGCGTCGAGGTTGTCGATGCGGACGTTCTTCCTCGGGGCCGTGCAGAACAACTGCTCGTACATATTCCCCGTCGCGAAGAACGCATCCTTGCGTCCCACGCTGTCCGTGACGCGATTCCAGATGGAACCCGTCCGGTCGTCCCAGTCCCACGTACCCAACGTCAGACGACGCCAAGTATCGGACTGCAGGGCGAAGCAGACCTCGGGTGGGAGCTTCCGAGCGACCATCATGCGAACCTCACGGTCCCCAAGGATGATGCTCAACCCACTCTGTCCGCCTGCAAAACTTCTCGGATCGTTGAAGACCCGATCACCCTTGAGCGACTGCCAGTAGCCTCGATTTGCAGCACGAGACGACACGATGGTGTCGATCTTACCGGCACCTTTGACAGCCACTTCATCGTCCGCGAACAGCAGCAACTCTTCCGTCAGTTGCCCGCCCCACACAGCGTCACCACCGTCGATGATGATGGACTTCCACTGGCGAGATAGGGTTCCCGAACGGGAGATGTTGTTGTACGTGGCGATGATTCCGCCGTCGTCCGCTCCGGCCATGAGCCCCGCGATTTCGCGGTCGGTGCCTGAAGCGTTCTGGGACGAGGTTCCAGCCTCGTCGCCGGGGAACAGGTAAATGTCTGCTCCCGCTGCCACTACAGCCGCCACCAGGGTGTCGTTCCCGGCGAAGGTGACGAGGTTGTTGTCCTCGTCGATATCCGTCACCTGAAGGCTCTGGAAGCCTCCACCAGTGATGATGGTCTGTCCATCTGCAGCCGTGTCGAAGACGATCCTCTCGCCTTCGAGGAACTGCAGCCACGCATCCGAGAACCCATCCACTCCGAGCGAGCGGTTCACGGTGACCTCCAACACGCCCGCACCGGGCCGCACTGGGGTCAATTCTGCACGGGCTTTGATTCCCGCGCCGAAGCCTATGTACATCCGGTCGATCTCGTTCACCAAACGAGTCACCAGATCTGGGAGCGCCCGCTCCATGTAATTGATGAAAGCGCCTTCGTCCCCAACCACACGCCGCATCGTGTCTCCGGTCATCTCGACCGTCCCCTGAATCTTCCGAAGGAAGAGCCGGGAGTTCTTGAAGACAGGATCGTCGGCCTCTGGGATGTATTCGTTCTCACCCCTGGCACCCACACCAGCCGGAAGCTGGAAGTAGTGCGCCATCTCGATGAACCGTCCGCCAGTCGTGTCTTCTACTGACACGTTCATGTCGGTTTGGAAGATCGAGAGAAGCTCTGAATCCTCGACTACGTTTGTGATTAGGGGGTCCGAGAAAATGATCTTCATTGCCTCGGTGATGGCATCGGTGGTGGTCGTCACACTGGCCATGGTTCCCCAACCTTAGATCTGAGGGTTAGTTCGAAAGAAACTTCCCTAAGCCCCCCGCCTTTCGGACGAGAGCGAGACGTTCCTTTATCGACTGACCCGCAGGCAGCTTATTCGGTTGGGTAGGCGCAGTTTTCTTGCCGGGTCCCGGCGCTGCGGCCACCTTCCGCCTCTTGGCACTGGCCTTGACGAGTTCCTGCCCGGATTTTGGCTTTTTCCTCGGACGTTTTTTCGTCGAAGGCTTGCCTCGGCTCCGAGAGCCGTCCCGAATCGACTTCCTCGCATCGAGTGGGTCGATCCCATTTGTTTCGAGTCTTGCGGCCACAATCGTTGGAAGATCCTTCACATCCACCGAGTCGAGCCGGTTCCTTTCTATATGCTCCACAACGTCGCGAGTCAAGTCTTTGACCAACTGCGTCCTACCGTTCGCGGCCATCGTTTCTGGCACAATTAAGTCTATCGCATCCCGAAGCAACTGACCATTCTTCGTCTGTTCTGCCCGTGCATTTCGGGTCTTCGTGAGTTCCGCGACCGTCTCTAGGCGAGCCGCCTTTGCTTCGGCCTGCAAAGTCCGGAGTTCCTTCGGGTCTTGGATGAGACTGTCTACGACCTTCTCCAACGCCTGCCACACGCCGGGCTCCACAAGCAGAGCTAGAGCCACTTGGGGAAGGTCTTTGTTCTCCACGTACTCCATCACGAATCCTGCCGGATCTACCTCAAACGCTTCCGAGATTCCAGCAAGCTCATTCTGAACTACCTGCAGATCGGATTCCTTCTTTCGAACCTCCTCGCCACGCATGTACCCGTTACGCATCTGGTTCAGGCGTTCGGCGGTCTCCTCGGAATCGACCTCGATCTCAACGTCTTCACCACCTTCCTCTCTGGACGGAAGGCTGACGGTGAGCTTTTTCTTCTCCTCTTTCTCCTCTTCCTCTTCCCCCTCTTCCTCCCCCTCTACCTCATCGTCGGCATCGTCGGCATCGGCTTCCTCATCTTCCTCGTCTTCTGCAGCCTCGCCACCCTCGTCGCCTTCCTCCTCGCCTTCTTCGTCCGCTTCTTCTTCGTCTTCCTCTTCTGTCTCGTCGCCATCCTCAGACCCGGCATCGTCCTCCTCCTCTGCATCGTCACCGCTTTCGTCATCTGCGGAGGCCATCATCGTGCCTTTGTCTTCCACCATTTGCCGTGCCCGAGCGAGAGCTTCTTCTATCGTCGGGGCTTTTTGAATGGTCTCGTCGTCGCCATCGGCACCGGAATCATCATCGGTCGCGATGGCTTCGCTGTCTTCTGCCACTTCTACCTCCTAGAGAGTTATTGGCCTGCTGCTGTTGGTGCTCCTAATTCGCCCGGTGGAGTGCCCCCGGTGCCTGACGCCGCCTCTGAGGTCTGGGGACCCTCTGGGGACCCAGCAGCCCCATCCCCTGACGGGCTGCTGCTGCCACTGAACTGGTTGTCTCCGGCCTCGCCCCCATCGGGGTCTGCCTCCGCTGATTGCTGAGTTTTGATGAAGATGTTCATAATGTGCATCTGGCGGTGCATCGCGAACTGCTGCTGGATAACCGGGTCTACGTTCAGGAACTCCGGCGAGGACATGAACTCCTCGTGCGACAGCAGGTGTACGAGATCGTTGTACCACTCCAAGACGGGAATTTCTGCAGCCGGAACACCCTGCAGGAGCCTCCCATTCTCTTGGTCCGCCGTGATCCGGTGGACACCACCGAACTTGCTTGCCCGGCCCAGGTGGGGGAACTGGCTCAACTCGAAGAACGTCGAGATCGCCTGCGGTGTCCCCGGAGGCCCGAAGAGCCCGTTGGCGTAGAGCGCCGTGATGTTCTTCTGGCGCTCACCCCTGCCCTCTGGGAGCATGGATTCCACGTCTGCGAGAGCGTTCACCGAGCCAGCCTCAAACATCTCAGGCTGCACCGTGATCGTCCGAGCTACGTTGTCGGCACCCGCGTAGGAAAGGATCTGCTCTTCATCGTAGATGACCGGCAGAATCACCTTCCAGTCCTCGGCCATGCGAGCGAACTCTTCTGCAGCCCGACGCATCGTGGGACCCAGGAAGCGGTCGCTGTTGAACCGAAGCTCTTTCACCAACTCGCCAGAAGCGTCCTCGGTGGGCGTGTCTCCCTCAGTCCCGGCGAGGTTCCCGATATCGTCGATCTGCTGCCGCATGAACTCCAACGTGCGGTAGGTATCCTGAGAGATCGGAGGGGGAACAACCCACTCGAACGGAGGAATCCGATCCCGCCGAGAAACCTTCAGGTTCAGGCCGGGGCGGTTCGTAATCATGGACTCCTCGATACCGCTCTGAGAGTCGATGATCTTGATGGGGTTCGCACACAGGTTCGTGTGCTCGATGAGGGCGGCTGCGATCTTGTTGTAAGACCTCTGAGGCTGGTTCATCGCCTCCTGTGGAGTCGAGCCACTCGCAGGCCGTCCAGGGAGACGTATGAACTCGAAGCGCCGGATCGGGCTGGCGCTCTGGTAGCGCACCGGCCTCGTGGTGTCATGGAGGACTTGTTTGCGGGTGCATATCAGGAGTCTTCCTCCTGCCTCTTCAGGACTCTCTTCCATCCCGGCGTAGGGGGCTGGCCTGTGCCAGAGCGTGAAGACTTCGATGGTCGCCTCTGGAATACTCACGTCGGCTGAGAAGTCCGCCCCGAAAACGGCGGGATCTGCAGCCCCGAAGTAGCCATCTCCGTAGATCATGCGTTGAGCAGTCCCGGTATCTCCCCCAGAGCCACTCCCACCCTTGGGAGCCTGCTGTCCCTCGACCTTGATGCCGTAGGTCTCGAAGACCTCCGCTTGGGTCAGGAAGCTCCGGACCATGTGCCATGACTTATCCTGCCAGGGAGCAGGACCCCACTCGCCACGAACCTGCACGGGGTTTAGGACTTCGACGGCCAGATCCCCTTTACGTTCGGCGTGGCCCGCTTCCGGACCCATGGGTAGACCGCTTTCCTCATCGAACATCGGCCTGCCTTCCTGATTGAAGCCGATCTCCTCTGCACCCTCTTCCTGAAAGCCCCGGAGAACTCCCTGTTGCTCCTCGGAGAAGCCCTCCATGTCCTCATCGCCGGGCCTACCCTCGAACTTGATGAAGTCGCCTTTGTTCAGGTCGATGGTGCTCTGCAGGTAGACCATCCCGGCTGGGATGAGCCACGCGCTCGCACGATCCCAAATCTCCGGCATCTTCACTTCCCGCCACTTCGTCTTGAAGATCACATCCATGGTCTCTGCGAGCAGAGCGTCGATCCTGTCGGGACCAGGGGTGAACGTGATGATCGGAGGGTTCTCCGTCATCCGGGCGTGGGTGATGATGAACCACGTTAGCAGCCTGTTGAATACCGGGCGCTGACGCCACTTCTTTTCGTCCGCTGTCATCCACTGGGTCACGTCCACGAAGCGACCCATGCGCGGATTGAACACTGACCACTGTTGGCCAGCCAACATCCTCACGTTCTCTTCGACCTGTCTTATCCACCGCCTGAGAACGTCGTCCTGCGAGTCGTAGAGAAACGTCGCCCAGGCGACCCTTTCCATGTCCCGCTCATCTTCAGCCCCGTGGCCATCCTCGCTACCCTCGCGGATCGCTGGGATCTTGTCGAACTCGAACCGCTGGCCACCGAGCGCCTGCGCCGTCGTAGACGAGGATGCGAGGGAAGGCATTTATTCCTCCGTGCCGAGGTTCATTGGCTGTCCGCCACGGATGGCCGGAATTAGTTGCTCGACTTGGCTGAATGGGAGGGTCCCGAGTACGTCAAGAACCGCCTTCCAGACCGCTATGTCGATGGCGATGTGGGTGGGATTTCCTATTCCTGCTACTTGTCCAGGGTCGCTGTTTTTGGCAGTTGGGATTTCAGGGTTGGGCGCTTCAGGCTTCTTATCGCTCATCGGGTTGCAGCCTCTAGCCTTGTGATTTCTGCGTCCATGTCCCCTCGCGTGGCGTCTTGTTCGTCCCGAGCGGCCTTCAGCCGAGTAAGTTGATCCTCGTCACTGTATCGTTTTGCAGCCGGTAAGTCTACCAGCAGGCCCCACCACCGTTGCAGAGTGATGTTGATATCCGTGAAAACTGCCGGATTCCCTCCGTCTTCTTTGACCTTGGCCATGAGGGCTGCAGAGAAGTCGCTGAACTCGTCCTTCGTAATCTCGAAGCCGGTGGGCGGGAGCACCACGGGCACTTGGGGCGTGGGCATGATCGGTGGGTCTGCCATGTGGTCCTCTAGGGGTCGATGAGGGGGTTCACGGTGCCGCTCACGAACTCGAAGTCGATGGAGTCGGGGTCGATGGCCCCGCCCGTGGGGTTCGTCAGGACGACCCGCACGAGGTCGTTGGCGACGACCATGAACGTAAGGCTCAAGTCGTCCATGGTGGTCGCCGTCGTCACCGGAGCCCACGAAATGATGTGGGTGCCGAGCACCACCCCGGTGGCCGTCACGTCGATGACGGTGGTGCCGTTCGGGCCGATGGAAGGAATATCTATCGTTACCCGAGTGACCAGCAGGTTCTCATAGATCGTATCGAATCTACGCACCTGTCGTCTCCAAGATCCGCCAGCGGGTAGCAACCGGATCGTACCAGAGCTTCGCCATCTCATCCGGCCCGAGTATGAGGTCCACGCCCGTAGGGGAGATGATCCGGTCGATGGCCGCTGCAGCCGCATCCTGATGGCCCAGAATGAAGGCGTTGGCCCCGTCGTTGACGATGTAGAAGGCGTCCCCTACCTGCACGTTCAAGACGCCCTGGATCGTCCATGGGCCATTGGCGTCGGCGTCCTGCAGGAGCACGAACCGGCCCGCATTATCCGCTGGCAGGGTCACTTGGGCAACGTCCGCCGTGAGTTGCGTTAGGCTGGCTTCGTTATGGGTGAGGAGCCCGTCCATGCGCGAGCGCCCGAGGACCCGGAGGGCCTGCATCCGGGTGCCCCCGGCGGTGGACATCGCGTTGAGGAACAGGGTCGAGAGGTCGTCTATGGAGCCGCCGCCGATGACCGTTAGGGCCTGGATCTCCCACGCCTGCACGTCGGTCATGGCGAGGCCGTTGAGGTCGAGATCGCCCCCGGTAGCGAAGAGGATGTCGCTGTACGCGCCCGCCGAAGCGGGCTCTCTGCCA